CCGGTCGCCTACGCCGTAAGCCGAGGTGAGACAACATGAGAAACCAAATCAGGGAGAACACGATGAGCGAAGAAACCAGAGCGGTCGTGGTGACCGTGTACTACCGGGACGGGAACGCCGAGCAGATACCGGCGTTCGCTTCATCAACGCCGGGCCTCGTCTACCACCGGACGCTCAAAGAGTTCGGCTGGACCGTGACGCACGAAAGATCGGGCATGCTCCTAGCTTGCTTCGATGATGGTGCGCATGCGAAACGGTTTGCTGCCGACATCGCCGATCTCGCCGACTGGACCTGCTCAGGCGCGATGATCCACCGGGTTGAGGGGATCGTCGCAGCATTCAAGGAAGCGTGCTCAGTCTCCGGCTCGCACAAGTTGACGTCGATAGGGCATTCCGCTGGGGCGAAGGCCGATCGGCTGGATGCGTGATACGGCTCGATCACTGTGCAGTAATGCACTACACTGACCAACTATGACCAGCCAGCCCGGTGCAGCACTGCCCCATTCCAAATCGACGTCCGTGAACGTGTCCATCACGCCCGAACGGCTCGAACTGCTCGATGCGTACGCACACGAGAAAGGTTGGAGCCGATCGCAGACCCTCGCCCGGCTACTCGACCGTGCGCTCACACCCAAGGAACAGCCGTGAGAGCGTTCCGCATGATCGGCGGACAACAACCATCAACCAACGAAAGCGAGACATCATGAATCCAATCTGGTCTTACGTGCTGACGATCGTCGGCGTGACGGGTATGTACCTCGTCGGCCGAAAAATCTGGTGGGCCTGGTGGGTCGGGACCGGCGCCCAGATCATCTGGATGGCTTACGCCGTATCAACCAAGCAGTGGGGATTCATTGTCTCGGCTGTCGCCTACGGATGGGTCCAATCGAGGAACGCTGTCAAGTGGACGGCCGAGCACCGGGCCCGAGGCGTAAGGCCTTGCGATAGCCCAAAGCACGTAGGCCCGGTCACCATCCACAAAGGCGACCTCGCATACACCTACGTCGAATGCCCGCATTGCGAGAGCTGGCCGCCGATGACCGAATTGGACGAGGCCGAAGAGAAGATCGCTTTCCTGGCGAGTGGTTGTCTCCGAATGACCCGTGACGATCTGATTGCCAAGATCACACAGATCGGCCCTGAGCGTTGGAAGTCGGGCTCGTGGCTTGACGAGCGTCTCCACCGGTCGTTCCAGAAGGGCGCCGGGAGCGTCAAGACCCGCACGATCGACATCGTCTTCGATGGTCCTCCGCACGCAACGTCCGGCCGTTTCGTCGAGACCGAGCAGGAGGGAGCCAGCCTCAGCGTTGGCGAGTGGATCGACAGGGGCGAAGGCCTTTGGGCTCTCCGCATCAAGCAGGTGATCGAATGATACGCCGCAAACGGATCGCCGCCGAGCTTGTCGCCCTCGCCGAACGGTGGGACGACGAGGCCGAACGGGCAAGGGGCCGCAACTCGGACAACGTCCAACGGTACGAGGGGATCTCCGACGGCTACCGGAACGCCGCAGGGCACATCCGATCGAGAAACAAGGGCGCACGATGACCTGGTATCACGGCGGCCCGATGATCAAAGGCAAACGCCTCGACCCGCAACACGACGACAAGACACGCTCCGGCACCCGGGACGGCTACGTCTACGTCACGACGAACCGGAACCTCGCCGCCTCCTACGCTGCGTCCGCCGAAGGTCACGCCTTCGTTCACGTCGTCGACCCAGATCACGAGCCCGAACCCGACCCTGGATCAAGCCTCGATTACTCGTTCAGGTGTACGGGAGCCAATGTCATTTGCCGAATCTCAGTCTCGAACAGGGAGCGGAAACGTCGCCGCCAATGGATCGAGGCGATGTTGTGACGGGCTCACGAGCCGACCGGATCGCCCAGGCCGGGAAACTCGTCGAACTATTCGACGGACTCGACGACGAAGAAGCCGCCCAACTCCTCTACGACTGGGAGTTCTGGCGCCGCTCCGACCAGGCAATGCCCGACCTCCGACAAGCGTGGACAGTATGGATGATCCGGGCCGGACGCGGCTACGGAAAAACTAGGACCGGAGCCGAAACGATCCGCCAACTCACTCACTCGTCGAAGACCGGCCGGCTCGCCGCTGTCGCACCGTCCGCAGGCGCAGCCCGTGACGTGCTCGTCGAGGGCGAGTCAGGGCTACTCGCTGTCAGCCCGCCCTGGGACCGACCGAAATACGAACCGTCGAAACGTCGAGTGACATGGAATAACGGTGCGAAGCTGACGTTGTTCTCCGGTGAGGAACCAGAAAACCTTCGAGGACCGGAACACGAAATTGTTTGGCTCGACGAACCTGCATCGATGGACGCCGGCGCCGATGTCGTAACCAACGCACGCCTCGGGCTCCGCCTCGGGAAACCCCGGCTGATCATCACCGGCACACCGAAGCGCCGCCAGTGGATGAAAGAGATCGAGGCCGAGCCGACGACCGTTATCACGAGAGGGTCGACGTACGAGAACATCCGTAACCTCGCCCCCGAGTTCATCCGTGTCATCCTCGGCAAATACGAGGGGACACGCCTCGGCCTCCAAGAGCTACACGCCGAAAACCTTGATGAGGTCGAGGGTGCTCTCTGGTTGCAGGATTGGTTCGACACCAACCGCTTCGCAGAGTGGGACGCTAAGCAGCCTGACATCTCGCTGCGGGCCGGTCTGCTGACGACCGGGCGAGAGCCGTCGAAGCCGAACAGTCGCCGATGGAGAACGATCGTTGCGGTCGACCCGCCAGGCGAGACAGCCGAGTGCGGCATCGTCGTCGGCTCGGCCCCGTACAAAGCACGGCAGGGCATCGATCATGCGGTCATCCTCGCCGACGAATCGAAGACAGGCCGGCCAGAGGAGTGGGGTGCCGCTGTTGTCGCCGCATACAACTATTGGGGTGCCGAGGCGGTCTACGTCGAAAAGAATCAGGGCGGCGACATGTGCCGGTCGACGATCCATGCGGTCGACTCGACGGTTCCGGTAAAGAAGATCCATGCGGTCGACTCGAAGCAGGCCCGAGCCGAGCCGGTATCGGCCCTCGAAGAGAAAGGCTGGATCCATCACGTCGGACATTTCTCGAAGCTCGAAGATCAGTCAACGTCGTGGGTTCCGACTGAGTCACGGTCGCCTGACCGTCTGGATGCGAAAGTCCATTTGATCCGTGAGCTGCTCCGGGACGTCACGCCGCAGAAGTCGAAGGTCTCGACCGGCCTCCACTCTCGCCGCATCTAACCGCCGTCGACTAGGGTCGGCCCCATGAGTATCTTTGCTGTCATCCTCGCCCTGCTCGCCGTTTGGAGGATCGCCCGCCTGATCTCGGTCGACACAATCGGCGAGCGTCTCCGAGTGTTCGGTGCTTCCCGATCAGAGTGGCTCAGCTACCTGCTGACGTGTCCGTGGTGTATCTCGATCTGGATTGCGCCGCCCGTCCTCGTGATCCCCGTCTATTTCCCGACCAACCGCCCGCTGTTCGTCCTCGTCGCTGCTCTCGCCGGTTCGCTGGTCGCCGGTCTCGGTCAGACAATCGAAGACCGCCTCGACCGATGAGCGAGTACCGAGACATGATGAATGCCGCATCCGATCGTGTGCTGGTCGACGGCGTACGGGATGTCTACACAGTCGATGCGGTCTGCGACCGGCTGATCAAGCGGTCGAGCGAGCTGAACCATGTCCGCTACCGGCTCGCCCGAGCACTCGGCTACGAGGACGTGGACGGCAAGATCGACACCGGCCTGACGTTGGACGAGATGCTCGACTGCGTCGACAACTGGATCGAACCGTGAAGCGCCGCTGCAGCATCGACGACACTGACACGACTGACGCCGAGCTGATCGAGGCCGAACGGCGACAACTCCTCGGCGAGCGTCGAGCACGATCAATGCCCCGCCACCCGAGCAACGAGTAGCCTTCCAACAATGGCTGACCGTCCAAGATCCCTCACCGCCGCAGCACCCCACCGGTACGCCCTCGTCGCCGCCGCCGAAGTCATCTCGGCCCGAGACGTCAAACGGCCCGTCACCAACGGCGGCAAAATGCTCGAATGGCAAGAGCGGTCCTGGCAGTTCTTCGACAACATCGGCGAGTTCCGGTTCGGTGTCGGATGGAAATCGAACGCCCTCTCACGGGTCAACCTCACCGCCGCACGCCCGCCCCGCCAGATCGGCGACGAACCCTCACCAATCCGGTTCGATGACCCAGATATCACAGCGAGCGAGAAACGTGCCTTAGAGCTGGTCGAGATGATCGCTGGCGGAGCCTCCGGCCAAGGGCAACTGATGTCCGAGTTCGGCGAGCACCTCTCGATCGCCGGGTTCGGTTGGCTCGTCGCCGAACCAGACCTCGAAGACCTCGCCTCGGACATCTATGTCAGTTGGAACGTGCTCGCCCAAGACAACCTCAACTTCGAGGGCGACGGCGACACCCAAAAAATTACGATCCGATCCGGCGAAGGAACCGGAGTGTCAACGTTCCGACCTGCACACCCCAATGCCCTCATCGTCAAAGTCTGGCGCAGACACCCTCGCCGACCGTGGCAGCCCGACGCCCCAGTAAGAGGAGTCCTCGGCGTATTGGAAATCATCGAGCTACTCACCGACCACATAACCGCCTCAGGACGCTCACGCCTCGCCGGAGCCGGAATCCTTGCCATCCCGTCCGAAGCCGAATTCCCGCCACCGCCGCCGGCCGACGGCGAAGACCCAGACGAGTCAGCGTCAGACCAAGACCGCTTCGACTACTTCGTCGACCAACTCACCCTCGCCATGACCACCCCAATCAAAGACCGCAACAGTGCGGCCGCCGTCGTCCCTCTCCCAATTGCAATCCCCGGCGAGTACGTCGACAAACTCAAACACATCACGTTCGCCACAAAATTCGACGACAAAGTTTCCGAACTGATGACCGAAGCAATCAAACGTCTAGCACTCGGCCTCGACATGCCACCCGAAGTCCTCACCGGAATGTCCGGCGTCAATCACTGGTGCCTGACCGACGATCACACCGTGCTGACCCGACGAGGTTGGGTCGGACCGGACGAAATCTTGATGGGAGACGAGGCGTACACACTTGACAACGAGACCGGCCTGGCCCGCTGGGAACCGGTCACCGATCTGTACGTAGCGGAGGCTGATGAGGACATGCTTGTCATGTCTGGCCGCTATCACGACTCTGTGACAACACTCGATCACTCGTGGCCAGTTGTTGATCGGCAAGGCAAGCGGTCGATCATCACCGGACGAGACATCGTTGACTCTGTGTCCTCTGATGGCGGGAGAGGACAGTCGAAGTACTCGCTGCAGCGCGGAGCCGACTTCGATCTGCCGACAGCCGCCAAGTTCTCTGACGAACTCGTCGAGCTAGTTGGGTGGATTTTCACCGAGGGTGGGCTGAGGTACACAGACGGCAAGAACGAACCGCACTCGGTGACGATCTACCAGTCGCACGAGGTAAACGGCGACCACTGCGCCCGTATCCGACGGTGCTTACAATCGTTGTACGGCGATCCGATCGGAGACCGTGCATCGGGTGCGCCGACATCGGACATGCAAATGGTCCCGTGGTGGCGTGAGGTTCGTGAAGGTTCCCGGACTCGGTTCGTTCTGTCGAAAGGCGCCTGGACGCCGATCCTGGAACACTGCCCTCGACGTGTCGTTTCGCAAGAGTTCGTGGAAACCCTGACCGGATCACAGTTAGAGCTTCTGTTGGCTACGGCCGTGCGGGGGGACGGTCATCATGCTGAGGGTCGCACGCCGACGGTCGGGCAGAAAGACGCTGCGATGCTCAACGCACTAGAGGTCGCTGCTATCCGGGCCGGGTACGCCACGAACAGATACGAGTCAGTGCACGACGGATTCCACCGGCACGTGCTGCAGAACCTGACGTGGACCTCACGGCGACTGTTTCGGCCCGGTCGGGGCAACGTGAGCGTCGAGCGAATCGAGTCTCGAATCTGGTGCCCGACCGTTGCGCCCACACATACCGTCCTAGCTCGACGCTCAGGCAAGGCGCCGTTTTGGACGGGGCAAACGGCCTGGCAGGTCGAAGAGACGGCGATCACGTTGCACGTTGAGCCTGACGCCGAGATTGTCTGCAATGCGTTGACCGTCGGCTGGGTGAAGATCGCTCTTGAAGCGGAAGGCCTCGATTCTGATGCGGCGATGGTCTGGTATGAGACGTCGGATCTGACGTCGCCGCCGGACAAGTCGGGCAACGTCGTGTTGGCGTATGACCGTATTGCTGCGTCTGGTGACGCTCTTCGTCGTGAGCTTGGTTTGGTTGAGGCTGACAAGCCGACCGAGGAGGAGTTCAAGAAACGGGTGCTACTCGACGCTGCCAAGGGCGCTCCGGCGCTCGCTCCGAAGATGTTGGCTGCTGCCGGGATTCTCGACGAGGAGGTTGCGGATGCAGCAGAAACCGACCCGACCGCCGCTGACCCCGAGGCTGCCGCCGAGGTCGACGAGGTGCAGGATGCGGGCACAGGGACTCCGCCAAGGGAGGACCGTCCGGCGTCGGGGGCTTCCAATGACGCAGCGTTACTGATGGCTTGCGACGGTGTCGTTGACAGGGCGATCGAGATGGCCGGGAAACGTTTGCTTTCCGCTATCGGCCGCCGGGTCGAGGGTGGCCCGCAAGCAGTCGACAAGACCGGCGACGCCCGTGCCCTTCATCTTTCGTATGACCCGACCGTCTACGCCGACCTCGACATGCTCCTTGAGGGCGCTTTTGCCCGTGTCGGCGACATCGCCGAGTTCCTCGACGTCGACGCTCTGTCGCTGACCGATTCGCTCGACGCCTACTGTCGGGGTATCCTCGCCGGGCGCCGCACACACTCGCTTGTCCGGCTTGCGGGCGCTCTCTTGGACGTCACGGTCTGATCGTGGACTTCGACATTGACCTTGTCGACCTCGACGGTTTCACCTCGATCGCCGAGTTCGAGGCGTGGAGAATCAAGCTGGAAGCTGAGGCGTCCGACTGGCTCGGCGATCAGGCTGAGAGGATCGCAACCGAGCACGCCGAGGCGTACTTGGCGACGCTGACAGCCGCCGGTGACATTTCGGCGCTTGACGGGATGGAGATGGAGTGGCGGGTCGTGCTCGATGAGTTCGCTGATCAGGTTTTGACGAAGACGTTTCTGCAGGGCGCTGCGTCGGCTTTTGCTTCGCAGCCGGGCGCCGCATTGATCGGTCTGGACATCGTCGAGGGGTGGGCTGCTGTCGTGAACGAGTCGGCTGTGGCGTATCAGGCGACAGCGACGAACAGGATTGTCGGTGCCTCAACGCAACTGTGGAACGATGTCCAGGCGAAGTCGATCGAGTCTCTCCGTTCGGGTGTGGAGATCCCGAAGCTCCGCAAAGAGATTGAGAGCATCTCAGGGTTCTCCCGTTCGAGAGCTCAGACGATCGCTCGTACCGAGTGCTTGCCTGGCGACGCGCAGATCGACACGGCCAACATCACTGCTCTCTACCGTCGCCCGTACTCAGGCGAGTGGTACGAGATCGTCACCGCATCGGGCCGCAAGCTCTCCGGCACCCCGAATCACCCAATGCTCACGCCGACCGGCTGGAAGACGTTCAACGAGTTGGCGGTAGGCGACAATCTGATCTGCGACCGCCCCCACGTCCAGCAGTCTGGTTCGTCGGGAGATCAGCACGTAGCAAACCGACCATCCACNATCAGAGAGCTGTTCGATGCGGCGACGGCAGGAATCGTCTCTGAGCGGGAACGAACTACTGAGCCAGACTTCCACGGCGACGACTCCGCCGACGGCTATGTCGACGTTGCGCGACCCGACAGCGTGTTGCGGGTCGGTTCGTTCGCCCCTGTCACGCAAAGCCGTGTTGAGAGCGTCCTCTCCCCATCCGACGTGCGTGACACGATCGTTGCGTGCGAGAGCGCTCCGTTCAGACGAGACTTGACGGTCGATCAACTGGCGCGCCTGAGCCGGCGATCGAACGGGCACACCGGCAGACTTCACGATTCGACCGATCACTCCTGGGTTGACACCGATGTCGGTGCTGATCGAGAGGGCGGACTCCCCGGCTTTGTAGCGGGCGACGATGGTGTCGTCGTCGAGGTCGCCGAGCAGTCGCGGGTGTCGGCCGCTGGCGACTCGTCGACGGAAGTTCTCGGCGGAAGTTATGACGTGGATGTTTCGTCGCCTCACCTCGTCGATGATCAGATCGCTGGAGCAGCCGACCTCTTTGCCGATGTCGGCCGCGCCACGCCCGGCGATGTACTGCTCGACGCAGTAGTCGCGATCAATGTCGTCTCGGCAGTTTCCATGCATGTGTTCAACCTCTCCACAGCGAACGGGTACTTCACGTATAACGGAGTCTACACCGGGAACACGGTTGCCGCTTATAACGGCGGCGATTGGGAGGGTGCGATGGCGCTTGGCGATCTTGGCCCGGTCGAGAAGTCTTGGTTGGCGGCGATCGACTCCCGGACCCGTGAGACACACATCGAGGTCAACGGCGTCACGATCCTGATGGATGAGGCGTTCAACGTCGGCGGTACAGAGATGATGCGGCCGCACGATGCGGGTGCCCCGGCCGCCGAGGTTTTGAATTGCCGTTGTATTCTCCAAATGTTTTATGTGGGCGATCAGCGGCCGGATGGTTCGACGATTGAGCCGCCGGTCGAAGAGTCGGAGGAGGATCCGCTGATCGCCGCCGCTGTCCCGTCGCCGTCGAGCGTGATCGTCGCTGCGCTCGTTGAGGGTGACCGGACCGTGACCTATGCGGACGGCGACGTTGCGCCGCTGCATCAGACGCTCGTATATCTCGGGTCGACTGATGACGTCGACGAGGAGACGGCCGGGCTGATCGCCGGGGTCGTCGAGGATCTCGCTGGCCGGTTCGAGCCGTTCGATGCGTTCGTGTGCGGGATCGCCGAGTTGGGTGCCGACGGCGACCGGGTTGCGTTGACGGAGGCCGAGCCGCTCCAGTCGCTCCATGATCTGCTGTTGGGTGATCCTGTCGTGGCCGGGCTCGACGAGGCGAACAACGCTCACCCGTCGTGGATCAGTCATGTTACGTTCGGCGACGTCGGCGACGTCGGCGACGTCGGCGACTGGGTGTACGGTGATCCGGTCCGGTTTGATCGGTTGGCGGTGTTCGTTGGGGCTGANCGGTTCGTGTTCGACCTCGGCAAATAAATCTGACCGTCAGGTTGTCNAGTCGACCCGGGTCGACTAGATTCATTCNNATGAACTCCAGTACCGACACACTCACCAGCGACCAGATCGAATCCGCCACCATCTCAGTCGACGAGNTCACAGATGAGGTGCAGTCATGAGCGCTCTTGCCTGGCAACAGTGGGTCTACCTCGGCATTGCCGTCATGAATTTCTGCTGCATGATCGTCCTGGCAGGAAGGCAAAGATACAACTGGCCTCAAGGCGGCCCGCTCGTGATTCAGATACTCCTGAACGGGCTAATCCTCTGGCTGGTGTTGTCGCTATGAGCGACCGCCGCCTCGCCGATGCGCTCAACGCGAGCCGCCGAGTCATCGACCGTAGAGCCGTCGCCCATCTCGCCGGTCTCCTAGAGGATGCCGCCGAGGCCGCAACCGATCAGCGGACCGCCATCGCAATCGTCCAGATCCATTACGAATTGATCGTCATGTCCGGGCCGATCGCCGGTCTCGTCAGCCTTCGATGCACGGTCAACGGACCGGACGGCGAGCGGTGTCCCGAGCACCTCCATCACTTGGAGCACTGGACGGCGCCGGAATGAGTTGGGATGCAGAGCTGACGGTCGACCGAACCGGTGAGTCGATCGGCGAATGGAACTCCACGCATAACACGAACCGGATGATCGCTTGGGCGCTCGACGACATCGACCGGGCTTGGACGTTTCCGCTGACCGTCGAGCCGACGCCGAGGCGGAAGCGGCCGCCCTGGTGGTGGGCCCTCGACGACCTGAACGGCGCAGAGGGCGCCCGCCTGCTGTCCGGCGTGATCGGCGACATGGAGGCCAACATCGAGGTCTTCCGAGAGATGAACCCGGACAACGGTTGGGGCGACGCTGACAGCCTCGTCAGTGTGCTGCGGTCGATGCTCGCCGCCTGTCTGACCGAGGAGCCGACGACGTGGAACCTGTGGGGATGAGCTTCGACGGATCGCACACGCTGACGATGCGGGACATCCACCCACGTGACGCAGCCCCGGCAGATAAGGTTTGGTGGGCGTGCTCTGAACCCGAGCGGCCTTACGACCGTTACGCTCTCTTCGATTGGGAGTGCGACGCCTGCACGATGTCGCTGATCACCGGAGTCGCTCATCTGGGAGACACTGGCGAGGTCGGGTTCACGATCGGCGACGACGGCGAGCGAATCATCCACCCGATATCGGAGATGTTGCCGCCGATGCTCGCCTGGCGATCGTCTGTCGGCCTCCGCACGTTCGGGCGATCCTCCGTCACGCCGGTAGAGGCCGGTCCGCACGGCTGACCGGCCTCCCGGTCTACGATGTGCACATGCGCCTCGCAATCGTTGATGACACGCCCGCCGTTTCTCTCGCTGTCAGCGACGAAACCGACCCGACCGCCGCCGACCCCGAGACTGCCGCCGAGCCTGTCACGGGTGACGAGGATGGCTCTCCTGCTGCCTCGGCGCAAACACGATGGCTCCTCGTCGTCGAAGGCGCCGAGACCGGCGACGGCCGCTCAATCGAGGAAGGTGCGCTGACATGGCGAGACCTCCCGTTGCCGCTGATGGCCACCGACATCACCGACGAGGGGCACGACGGCGCCCAGCTTGTCGCCCGCATCGTCGAGATCGAGCGAGAAGGCTCGAAGGTCTACGGGGTCACCGAGATGATCGACTCAACCGACCCCGGCGTTCTTCGCCTCCAAAAGTTGATCGACGACGGCGACCTGAAAGGCGTTTCGGTCGACATGGACAAGGTCGAGGGCAACATGGTCATCGCCGAGACCGAGGCGACCGAAAACGAGGACGGCACGATCGAGGTCGACATGGCCGCCCCGAAGTTTCGGATCACGGCCGCCCGGATCATGGGCGCAACCGCTGTCCCGTTCCCTGCGTTCGCCGAGGCCGGCAAGATCGCCGCCGCTCTCGTTGCCGGAGCGATGACCGTGGACCGTGCAGTGACGCTGACCCTCGACGACGATGCGGCTGACCTCGTTGACGCCGTCACTGCCCTAGAGGACGGCCCGCTGCTCGAAGCCCTTCTCCGGCTCGTCGAGGCCGCCGGGGCATCGGTCGGCCCGGACGACGACGAGACCGAAGACGAAGATGGAGAGGACGACAGCGAAGGCGAAGTCGGCTTCACCGCATCGATCCAAGCACCGGTTGAGCCTCCGGCCGCATGGTTCCTCGACCCCGAGTTTTCGTCACCAACGCCGCTGACCGTGACCGACGACGGCCGACTCACCGGCCACGTTGCACTCTGGAATTCGTGTCACCGAGGGTTCGACACTTGCGAACCTCCACCGAGAGCACCGAACGGCGACTACTCGCATTTTCACACCGGCACGATCGTCACCGCCGAAGGCTCTCGGGTCTCGGTCGGCAACATTACGGTCGACTGCGGGCACGCCCCGATGTCCGACAATGCTGTACGGGCGAAACAGCATTACGACAACTCCGGTTGGAACGGCGCCGAGGTCGTGTGCGGCGAAGACCGGCACGGGATCTGGATGGCCGGGGCGGTCCGCTCAGATCTGACACCCGAGCGACTCCGGGCGCTGCTCGCTGTCGACGTCTCCGGCGACTGGCGGGCAATCAACGGCCCGTTGCGTCTGATCGGCCTCGCCTCGATCCCCGTACCCGGCTTCGTCAAAACACAAGTCGCCTCTGGTGCTCTGTCGGCGCTCGTCGCATCGGTCCCCGTCTGCGAAGATCCGGCCGTCGACCTCGACGCCGAATCAGGGATGATCGCTGACCGGATCGCCCTTTCGATCGGCCGTCACCGTGACCAGATCCAAGGCGAACGTGACAAGCTTGCCTTCGGAGTCGGCCGCCACCCCGCACAACGTCGGGCCGAACTCGCTGCCCGCTACCGGTCGTGAACAAATGGCTTGAAGCGGTAACCGAAACCGGGTGCCCGTGAGGCGCTCATTCTCACCAGATAAGGCACTGACCGCCTCAACCCGTGTCGTTCACGAAGTCTTCAAGGGCGACGTTTCGACCGGCCGACAGTTCACGAGCCTCCCGGCCGCACAACGATACGCAACGGCCGTCGGAGGGAACATCCGCACAGTTGCTTGACAGCACTGCTACGGTTTCGATTAACGAGCTGCCCCACCGGTATGACCGGTAGCAGTGCGAGACGGGTATAACCCGAGCGCATGACGATTCTTAATTCGATCATCATCGCCCTGGAGGCAACCCAATGAACATCAAGATCCCCGACAACTTCGACGAAACCACTGACAGCGAGTTGGAAAGCCTCAAGGCTGACCTGACCGCAGAGTTCGATGAGAAGTACGATTCCGAGACTCCCACGCCTCTCGCCGAGTTGACCGAGATTGCTACAGCGATCGATGCTGTGAACGCTGAGATCGGTGTTCGTGAGTCGGCCGCCGAGTCTGATGCTGTTGATCGTGCAGCTCTCGCCGAGCGTGTCCGCCCGGCCGCCGAGGTCGACGAAGAGGCAGCCGACGCCGACGCTGACCCGGCCGCCGATCCGGCCGCCGAGGTCGCCGAAGAGGCCGCCGACGTTCTCGAACCTGTCGCCGCATCCGCCAAGCCGAAAGCTCCGAGCGCAAGGGCTCTCGCCACGCGAGGCGTCACGCCTCCCGCCGCAGAGCCGAAGAGCGACGTCGTGATCACCGCCGCCGCCGACATCCCCGGAGTGACCAACGGCTCCGCCCTCGATCGGACCGGAGTCGCCAAGGCGATGATGGCTCGTGCTCGTGGCCTCGCCAACGGCTCGCCTCGTGTCGGAATCGCTTCTGTCATGTCGAACAACAAGTTCGTCGTTGGAGAAGACGGCGGATCGACCGCCTTCGAGGTCATGGAAGCCGCAGTCGCCGATCAGCTCAAAGGTCAGACCGCTGCCGCCCTCGTCGCCTCCGGTGGGTTCTGCACGCCGTCCGAGACCATGTACGACCTGTTCTCGGTCGAGTCCCGTGACGGCCTGATCGACCTCCCGACCATCGGCATCTCACGTGGCGGCATTCAGGTGCCGTCATATGTCGGACTCGGCGATGTCGCCGCCGCACTCTGGTCGTGGACCGAAGCTGACGACGTCTCCGCTGGCGCAACATTCGCCATCACCGACATCGACATTGTGAGCAACGTCGCAACGGCAACCGCCGCCGATCACGGTCTCCTGGTCGGCTACACCGTGCTGATCTCGGGCGCCTCGCTCGGACTACTGAACGGCCGCTACACCGTTGCGACCGTCGCCGATGCGGACACGTTCACGTTCGCAAAGGTCGCTGCCGACTCGACAAACGCAACCGCAACCGGCCGCCCGGTCAAGGGATGCCTGATGGTCCCGTGCTCGACATGGGTCGACTACCGGCTCGAAGCAGAAGGCCTCTGCGTCACTGCTGGCAACATGATCAAGGGCTCGTACCCTGAGCTGGTCGCACGAACCATCGACCTGACCATGACCGCTCACCTGCACCGGATGAGCAACGCCAAGCTGGCCTCGATCCTCGCCGCCGCCGACGAAGTCACCGTGACCACCGCCCCGAGCGACGTTGCCGGCGACGTACTCGCAGCGATCGACCTGCAGGTTGCGGACTTCCGCAGCGAGTACCTCATGGGTGACGGGACCGTTCTCGACGGTCTCTTCCCGCAATGGTTCAAGGAAGCGATCCGGTCGAGTCTCGCAATGCGAGCGGGCGTGAACACGCTGTCGGTCTCCGACGCCGAGATCACGGGCTACATCACCGCACGCAACGTCCGGCCGCAGTTCCTTGCCGGTTACGACCCGCTGTTCAATACGAGCCCGGCAACCGCTTTCCCGGCGACCGGCAAGTTCACGTTGATGCCGACCGGTTCGGTCGTCGTCGGCGAGGGCGACTCGATTGACCTCGGTGTGGTTCGTGACTCGACACTCAACGAGACCAACGACTACACGGCCGCATGGTCGGAGCAGTTCTACACCACCATCCAGCGTGGCCCGGTCGCTCGTGAAGTGACCGTGACGACCGACGTCACCGGTCAGACCGGCGGCGACGCAATCGCACCGTAATCACGGCCCGATTCACCCGCCTGACTGAACGACGACGTAGGAGAACAGCATGACCACAATCGAAGCACCGGACCTTTACGAGGTGGTCTCGCCTCCGATCGGGGCGCCGTACCGGTTTGGGCTTTTCTCTGTCGTCGACTTCACGAACGACGGCGGCCCGCACATTTACAACGGCTCTACTTGGGAGTCGGAGGGTTGCGCCGATGTCAGGGCAACGCAGAACGCTTGCGTTGACCCTGACGTCGAGGCTCTCACTGGCGATCAGTGCGGGACGGTGATGGCGTTCAATCCGTTCGCTCTTTACCGTCTCGATACGTCTTCGATCGGGGGGCAAAGTCTTGCTGAGCACTCGGTGAGCGCACAGACACGCTTCACCTCGGGCGAGCAGACTGCCGCAGAGGAAGCTGTGGCGGACATCATCGAAGCGAACGCCCCGGCTGCGACCGTCGTGGACTCCGGCACCGAACCGACCGTCCGGTTGCTGTCCGTGTTGGCGACAGTCGAGCAGGCGTTGGCCGAGATGACCGGCTCCGAAGGTGTGGTCTACATGAGCCGGTTTGCTGCGTCGATGCTTTCTGGCGTGCTTGTCGCCTCGGGTGGCAACACTCTCCGCACGGCCCTCGGGACTCGGGTTGCGGCGATGGGCGGCGGAGACCTCGGGTCGACAATGTACGGCACCGGTCCGATCAACGCACAACGTGCCACGATCGACGTCTCACCGAACACCCCTGACCGCTCAGTCAACGATGCGAGTGTCCTCGTCCAACGGACCTACGTGTTCGGCTTCGACTGCGGTGCGGTCGCCGCCACAACCACTCTGTAACGATGGAGACGACACCGACTCCACCGGACCTCACCGGCCCAGCGCTCGTCCCGACATCGGGGCAAGCAGGGGCGGCGGTCGGTCGGATTCATGTCGGCGGTCCATCGTTCCCAAGTTCCTCAACTGACAACCTTTACACGAATCGCCCGTAGGAGGCAACCACCATGACTACCAAGATTCTCAAGAGCTTGAAGGGTCGAAGGATGCGGCTGACCCGCCTCGATGCTTGCGGCGCCCCGATCATCGGCGACTGCGCATCGATCGTCACGGACGGTTTCATCTCGGTCAATTACTCGCAGGAGATCGAGGCTGGCGAGGAATACACGCTCAAGAACGCTTGGGGCGACCTTGCGATTTCCGAGAAAGACGGAGATATCACGAAGTGGTTGAACGTCGCGATGGAGCTGTGCGAAATCAACCCGGACGTCCTCGATCTCGTCGGCGGCGGCGATCCGATCACCGACGGAACAGACACGATCGGTGCCGCTTTCGGCGAAGACGGAAACCTCGAAGCGTTCGCCGTCGAGGTATGGACCAAGCAGGCCGGACCGGCGTGCGACGGAGGAGATCCCGAGTGGGGTTACTTCGTTGTCCCGTACCTGTTGAACGGCAACCTCGACGGTGCCATCAACATTTCGAACGGGACGATGTCCGTATCGTTCAAAGGCCAGGGACAGAAAGCCAACGACAGTTGGGGCGTCAACCCGTACGGCGACAATCCGTTAATGGCTGTTGCTGGTTTCCCGGTCGGAAAGATCTGGGCGATCGTCCGAACGACCGTTCAGCCGCCGGAAGTGACCGTCGGTTGCGTTGCATTATCGTGAGCGCATCTGTTCACGATCACATGCGGTCCCGGCTTGCTCGTTCTCGTGGCGACCTGTTTCCTTCTGTCGCCGTCAACGTTGCCGCTGCGGGGCCTGACGCCTCGCCCGATCCGGTGGCCTCCATCGCCGGGATGGGCGAGGCGCTAGCGAGTACTGGCGCTTCGGCCTCGATCAATCCGTCGACGATGACGGTCAAGCAAGTCATCGCTCACGTGGACGAACATCCGTCCGAGCGGGCTGCGGTCCTCGCCGCCGAGAAGCTCGGCCGAGCCCGATTGGGCTTAGTCGTCGCCCTCGGGTGACGTAGGCTCGGCGGATGAGCCGAACAGTTGCAGCAGCCTGGACCGGGATCAAATACCCGTGCGACGTCTACGACGTGTCCGCCGAGGATCTCGCCGACGTCAACAAGATGGCGGCCGATTGGATGTTCGCTATTTCCGGCGGTCGAGTCGGCCAGTTCACGACGACCGGCGACCAGTACACGTCTCCGAGAGGCGATTCGTGTGGAGTCCCGTACAAAGACTCTGACGGCTTTTGGCGCAACGGTGGGGTCGGTGGTCACGAGTGTTGCAAAGTCGAGTTGTTCCGTCAGCCGGTCGACGAGATTATCGCTGTCCGGGTCGATGGATCGTCTCTCGACCCGGCCTCGTACGATCTTGTCGGTAGCACACTGACCCGCCTCGATGCCTGTTGGCCGACCGACGACGGCTGCGAGGCACCCCGGCTCGAGGTTGATTACAAGTGGGGTGTGCGGCCTGGGATTGTCGCCAAAGCTGCAGCCGGCGAGTTGGCTTGTGAGTTCCTGGCTGCTCTCGACCCGGCGAGACAATGCAACCTCCCGTCGGCTTGGACCGACATTGTCAGGCAAGGCGTCACGGTCAAGCGGCCCGAGATTGCCAGCCTGATCAAGCTCGGTTTGACCGGCTTGCCGTTGACCGACGGATTCATCCGGGTCTACAACCCGAACCGCTTGAAAGTCCGGTCTCGTGTGATCCACATCGACGGATCTCGGCGCTCAGCATGACTGTCACTTTCGGACCGTACGAGGTCGGCGAATACTTTTTGGCGGCCGTCCTCGGGACGCTCGACATCAACGGCTCCGATCCGATCACGACGTCGTATGTCGGTATCGGCATTCCGGCATGGGACGACTGTTGCGGCCAGCTTGTCGTTACACCGTCGAGGCTGTTCCGGTCGTCTCAGTTCCCGCTCGAAGACACGACTCCGGACCCGTGCGACAATGCGACGATCGCTGTTGAGATTACGGTCACGCTCGTTCGGTGTATCCCGACGCTCGACGCATCTGGCCGTCCACCGAAACCTGCCGATCTTGCGCTCGCTCACAAGCGGATCTTGGATGACTCGGCGTTGGTGTGGGCGTCGATCAATGCCCCTCTGCCGGACGAGTACGAGTGGAGTCGGGCGAACGTCCGTCAATCGCCTCTCACTCCGTCAGGCGGCTGCGTGAGTGTCGAGACGACCGTAACGATCGGTGTTGAGCAGTCGCATTGGTGTATCTGATGTCGGCTTCTGTGAGGCTCGTCATCAATCGTTCGGTTATTGCCGAGCTGAATGAAGAATCGTCAGGCCTCGGCTCGTACCTCACTCGACAGGGTCAGCGAGTCAAAAACAAGGCTCGTGTGAACGCACCGGTCGACACGGGAAACCTGCGTGGCTCGGTTGCGTACGAGCTTCTGAAAGTGAACGGCGTGCTCGTCGTCCGAGTCGGCACGAACGTCCCGTACGGCGTCTATGTTCGGCGAGACAATCCGGGCGGCTGGCTGAGAGATGCTCTCTGATTAGTTGACCCGGCCAGATCATCGACTACGGTGGGGTGATGGCATCACTCATCCCCGCAGACGTACTTGCACAGATCCAGGCGGCCGTCAAAGACCAACCGGTTGTGCTCATCCATCTCGAAGTCAACGGTCAGAACATCCCGATCGAGTTCTGGGCGACGCAACCGCTCACGGCTGTCGCAATCGTGAACCGAGTCATCGGCAACGAGATGGAGGTCGAACCGATCAAGCAGGCTGACGCCGTATTGGAGTTCCTCCGGTCGATGGCGACGCCTGCCGGGGCTGAGACGATCGACATGATGCTGTCAACCGGTCTCGTCCACGGCGGCAATCTTGCTGCCCTGATGACCAAGCTTGTTGAGATGACGGCCGCCCGCCCTACTATGCCGTCGCCGTCATCTGTTGGTGGATCACCAACCGTTGGGCAGACTTCGACGGACACCTTGCCCTTGCCGGTATTGACCCCGACGATCTGAGTTTCCGCCGGTTACTGAACACGTTCATGGCGTTTGTGCTTTCACGGGCTGACGCTGAGGGCAAAGAGACGATCCTTGAAGCGTTGGAGCCTCCAAACCGGATCAATCAGCAGACTGGTCTTCCGTTCGGTTGGACCGACGAGAACGAACTGGATGGGCTCGACTCCCTGCTCACCGGCTGACGCCCAAGTAGCCTGACGGGATGGGTCAGCCTATTGGGGAAGCTTTCGTACAGATCACCCCGGATTTTTCCGGTTTCGACTCGTCAATCAAGAAGGATCTGAAAGGCTCACTCAAGGGTGCTGAGACGGCCGCAGAGCGTGCGGGCGAGAGTATTCAGGATTCGTTTGAGGAGGCTGCACGGCAGTCGTCGGACGAGTTCAATAAGCTCGACAAGAGGACGTTTCGTGAAGTCGTCACCGGCTCTCGGCGTGCCGGTGAGCAGGTCGAGGACTCGTTTAAGGAGGCTGCACGGCAGTCGTCGGACGAGTTCAATAAGCTCGACAAGAGGACGTTTCGTGAAGTCGTCACCGGCTCTCGGCGTGCCGGTGAGCAGGTCGAGGACTCGTTTAAGGAGGCTGCACGGTCGTCTAAGAAGTCTTTGGGCGGCATCAACTTCAAGAAGATCGCCGGAGGAATCGCCGCCCTGTTCGCCGGGGCGCAGCTCGGTTCGCTGTTCAAGGACTCGGCGCTCGACGCCCAAAACCTGAACTCTGTCATCGCCAATACGGAGACGATTATCAAATCGACCGGCGGTGCTGCCGGGATCTCAGCCGAAGAAATTCGGTCTTCGTCGCAGGCGCTGTCGGCCTCGACCGGCCAGACCGCCGCTGACATCCAAGAGGCATCGAACGTTCTCTTGACGTTCAAGAACATCGGCGGCGAGGCCTTCGACCGGACGCAGGGAGCCGCACTCGACTTGGCTGCTGTCCTCGGAGGCGACGCAAAAAGTCAGGCTGTCGCACTCGGTAAGGCGCTGAACGATCCGACGGCGGGCGTCGCCGCTCTCGGGCGTGTTGGCGTCACGTTCACTGATCAACAAAAAGAGCAGATCAAAGTTCTGCAGGAGTCGGGCGACGTGCTCGGCGCCCAAGGTGTCATCCTCGACGAGATCGAGGGGCAGGTGGGTGGGGCTGCTGCGGCGTCGGCCGACTCGACTGCCAAGATCGGTGCGTCGTTCACGAACCTGAAAGAGACCCTTGGGCAAGGTCTGATCGGGGCGCTCGACAACATTACGCCGTCGTTGACGTCGTTGTTCGACACTCTCGGGCCGGTTGCTGCTCAGCTCGGCGACGTCCTCGGCGGCGCACTTGAAGCGATGCTCCCGGCGCTCGAATCTGTCATCGGCGGCCTGGAGCCGTTGTTCAATATCTTGGGCGATCTTGTCCCGGTTCTCGCCCCGATCGCTGTCCTGCTCGCCGACGTTCTCGTGATCGCTCTGGAGACGGTTGCTGCTGCGTTCGGTCCGCTGCTTAAGGCGCTCGCCCCGGTCATCGAGGAGTTGGCTGGAGAGTTCGGTGAGATTCTTGAAGAGATCGCCCCGTTACTCGGAGAGGTCGCCGGATTGCTCGGAGGTGCTCTGGGTGCGGCGCTGGTCGCTCTTGCCCCTGTCGTGTCGACCGTCGCCCGGATCGTCGCTGATCTGCTCGTCAAATATCTTGGTGTGCTCGTCGACATCGTTACCGAGTTGACGCCGGTCTTCGTGCAGATCGCTTCGATAGTCGGCGGAGTCCTCACTCAAGTGTTCGAGGCGCTTGCCCCGCTGATCTTGAAGATCTTTGAGGCTCTGGCCCCGTTGATCCCGATCATTGCTGGTGCGTTGATGTCGGCGATCGAGGCCATCATGCCGTTGATCACGGCACTGCTCGACGCTTCGCCGAGATCGCTGATGTGTTGATCGAGTCGCTCGCACCTGTCCTCCCGGTTCTTGTTGAGGCGCTCGTGCTCGTTCTGGAGGCATTCATCCCTCTGGTCCCTGTTTTGGTGTTGCTGGTTGAGGCGTTGCTGCCGGTCCTCGTGCAGCTGATTGAGTTGCTGGCCCCGATCATTACCACGCTGGCGGAGGCGTTGCTGCCGGTCCTCGTCGTGGCTGTCGAGTTGTTGACAACGGTTCTGACTTTCGTGATCGAGGAGGTGATCATTCCGATCGTCGACTTCTTTAACGACAACCTGAAACCGGCGATCGAGACTGTCGGCGAGAAAGCGACCGGGCTGGCCGGTTTATTCAAGTCGATGGGAGAAGTGTTCAAAAAGGTTTGGGACAACGTGTTGATGCCGATCAAAGATTTTTTTGTGGGTGTGTTCACGGTTGCTTTTGAAACGATTGGGGCCGCCTCTACGAAATTCGGCGAGGCGTTTGAGACGGCGATGGGTGTCCTCAAGACCGTCAAAGACGAAGTGGTCATGCCGATCTACAATTTTTACAAGACGACGTTCGGGGAAGCGTTCGCCGCTGCCGGGACCGCTGTCGAGGAACTCGGCGAAGTGTTCTCGACCGTGTGGGGTGGCATCCAAACGACCGTCGAGACGGCGGTGGGTGCCGTGAAGAGGGCGATCAACACGATCATCCGAGGATGGAACCGTCTATCATTCGGCATCCCCGGTTTCAATATCGGCGTACCTCAAATCACTGAGTTGGCGATGGGCGGCATCGTGACCGAACCGACCCTCGCTCTTCTCGGCGACAACAAGTCGGCAACCGAGGCGGTCGTGCCGTTGGAGCGGGCCGCCGAGTTCGGGTTCGGAGGCGGCCAGTCCGGTCCGGCGCTCAACATTGAAACCGCCAACTTTTACGACGGGACTGACGCTGATCTTGTGGCACAAAAAACGATGATGGCTCTCAACTCACGTAGGTTTGCGGCATGAGCAGCGGCGTCTATCTGACTGACGAAACATTAGGAGCGCTCCAGCTCGGACCGACCGCCGACCAGATCACGGCAGGAGAACCGGGAGAGACCGGATACGTCGTTTCTGACTGGGCTGTCGGCTTCCCGGAGGTTCGTGCGGTGTCCCGGCCGAGAGCTTTGTCTGATGGCTCTGTCGACGACTCACGGTTTGTTGGTGCCCGAGCGATCAGCTTTGGTATCACGGTCGATCAGAGAGTCGCAGATCCGCAGGTGTTGATCGAGCGGCTGACGCCGTATCTTTCGCCTCGTCGACGGCCCCGGATGTACTGGGCGATCCCCGGATCATCTCAACAACGATCGGCGATCGTGCGGGGCGCAGATATGCCCCTTTCGATTGTGCGCCGAAAGTTTCATCAGGTGGTCGCCTCGTGGGTCGTCCCGAATGGTCTGTTGGAGTCGGCGGCAGAGAATATGAGAACTCTCCGGCCGTCGACTGACGTGGAGTCCGGTCGGCATTACACGTTGCCCGGCGATCAGTATGGGCCGTACTACACGAACGATGATGCTGGCGAGGTCGGTCGACAGTACGAGCCGGGCGCAGGTATCGGTGCGTACATTGTGGACAACGTCGGGAACGCCGTCGCTGACTGGGTCGTCGTGATCTACGGGCCGGTGGAGACGCCGAGTCTCACGATCAACGGTGCCAATATCGTTTTTGATCGTGACGGTGGTTTGACGTTGAACGGCGGCTCGTCGGTCGTCCTCGATTCTCGCAACAGAACGATCTTGAGGAACAACGATCCGGCCGACTCGTTGTACGGGAAAACCAACTTTGACGAGTGGGCGTGGGAGGATGTCCGTTTCCAGCCGGGCCTGAATCGGGTTGTGTACGGCGGAGATGTCGTCGGCTTTTCGTCGTCGGTCGTGTTCAAGTGGAGAGACGCATATTTGTGAGCACCGTTGATATCGCTGTTGCTGACGTGTTTACGATCGGAGTCGGCCCGTGGACGAACTCTGACCCTGTCCAAGAGGTCGGCCTGTTTGGGACGGTCTCTCTCTCAATGTCTTTGGACGCTGGCTCGATTGTTTCGTTCGATCTTTCCGGCGACTCACCGGGCGCCCGGAACATCGACGAGCTGGCCACAGATGTTTGGCTGTATCTGAGCGGCGTGGTTATTGCTCGGTGCCGGGTGATCTCGGTTCAGCAGACGTTCGGTGTCGACGGCGGCGACACGGTGAGTGTGACAGCGGTCGATTACAAGGCGCTGATGAAGGCTCGCCACGTACAATCTCCGTTGGTCTACTCGTCGGTCGGCCAGGCGCAGATCGTTTGGTCAGTCATCCAGCATGCTCAGGCTCAGGCGGGCGGCGACCTGGGGATCACGGCCGGGACACTTGATGGTGGGGGCATTGACCGTGACCGGTCGTACCTTGTCGGAGAGAATCTTGGCGACCTGCTGGCGAACCTGTCGGCTGTCATCAACGGCCCGTGGTGGGAGGTCGACGGCAACCTCGTTTTGAGCGCCCACCCGTTCTCGGCGTTTCCGACACAGAGCACACCGATCATGTTGGGTGTCACCGCCCGAGAGATGACGAGGTCGTCGGGTGCTTCGACGTTTGCGAACTCGTTGATCGTTGACGGCGACTCTGGTTTCACGGAACCAGTTTCGGTTGATGATGCCGGGATCGCATCGGATCCCCGAGGACGTTGGGAGCGGGTTGCCGGGTTCCCGTCGGTGACTCAACGGTCGACGCTTGTAGAGAAAGCTGACGGTCTACTTCAGGACGCCCGCTCGCCGATCGCAGCTTGGTCGTGCGACATCGATGCCACACGTTTCATTACTGACGCTGCGTATCGTCCCGGCGATTTTGTGAGGATCGTCGTTCCGTCGACGATTGTTGCGCTGATCGGTGTCCCTGAGTATTCGGTGTCGGGTCAGGTCATGTCGGTCACGTTGACGATTGCTGCTTCGGGAGAGACGACTGTTGCTGTTGAGTGTGTGGAGGTTCCGGCGTGAGGGATCGTGGAGCCAGGCCTGGCGTTGACCGGCAAGCCGCATTTTTGGAGGATCTTTTGGGCCGACTCGCAGCGCTTGAGCGTGCATCGGGTGGGACGTCAGGGTTCACGTTTTTCGGCGAGTCGACACCGACGACGACACGTGACGGGCACACATGGTTTAAGCCGTCTACGGGTGTGGCTTCGGTGTGGTCGTCGGGCGCTTGGGTCGCGTACTGACCCGAAGCGTGAGGGTAGCCTGATTGCTATGACGATTGAACTGCCTCTCTGGCTTCAAAACTTGGAGTACAGCGCACGACTTGACCGCCTCGTTATTGAGCGTGTCGCACGAGGTGCCGAGCAGGTCTACGACGGTTTGGTAGTTGCTCAAGACGGCGTCGGGTCGTTCAATGTGGATGTCTCGGGAGGCGGCGGCGTCATCCAAGGCGACGATTCGGCCAACCAGGGCATGTATATGGTCAAGTCCACGACGACGGTCACGATTCCGGTGCCTCCGTCGCCTGCCTCCGGGTCTCGCACCGATACGGTCATTGTTCGGGTGAACGATTCGCAAGCCGGTGGTTTGACTCTCCCGGCCGATCAGGCAGTATTCGATGTGATCGAGGGAACAGTTTTGCCGGATACGGCGATTTCGTTGGCGACGATCGCCCGCACATTTGATGAGTCAGCAATTTTGGATGCTGCGATCACTGATACTCGAACTCTTCTTCCTGAAACGGAGTTGGTAAATACGGATGGTGACCCTGGTGTGACGGCATATAGCGGATCAGTCGATCCTGATGTGAGTTACATGTTGGCTGCTGGCGACATATGGATTACCTCTGATCCTTTTATTTGGGATGGGGCCGGATGGGTCACGCCGCCTGGTTATCTCGGTTGGGATATCACGACCGCAAGTTATGTGTCTACGAAGGACGTGTCCGCTCAAGACACCAACCCGTTAGGTGTTGCGTTCTCGCCTGACGGCACCAAAATGTTTGTTGTCGGTACCAATACCGAATCGGTTTACCGGTACGACTTGTCGACTGCTTGGGATATCACGACAGCAAGTTATGTGTCGTCGAAGGACGTGGGAGCGCAAGACTTCTACCCGAACAGTGTTGCGTTCTCTGNNGACGGCACCAAGATGTTTGTGCTCGGCTTAAATACCGAATCGGTTTACCGGTACGACCTGTCGACCGCTTGGGACATCACGACCGCAAGTTATGTGTCTACGAAAGACGTGTCCGCTC